GTTCGAAGATCAGCACCGCGCCCGAGACAGGCTTGGTCTCGTGGCCGAACAGCAGCCAGTTGCGCGCCCAATAGGGATTGGTGCCCAGCGCGCCGAGCAACGGTTCATCGGGCAGGGCCATGCGGATGCAGGTCTCCACGAAGTCACCGCACCAGGGGTTCTTGCTGGGGTCGCCCAAGGATCGGCCATCACGCTTCAGCCAGTCCATCAGCCAGTTGCGGTCGCGCGCTTCGTTGCGGCCCAGCGCTGATTTCGCCTCGGTGATCCACGGCAGGGGACCCTGTGGTGCCACGGATGCCGCGCGGCCATTGGCGGCGATCAGTTGCCGCAAGGCGCGGGCGGTTCGCACGCCCCAACGGCCATCGATGGTGCCGGGGCTATGGCCGAGCTTGTCCAACCCGCTCTGGATCAGGCGGATGGCGTCCGTTGGGTCTGTGGTCATTTGGTGGTTCTTTCTGCCCAGCGTCGGGCAACAAAAAGCCCGCCGTGAGGGCGGGCTGGGGTGGATCGACTGGGTGGTATGGCGTGCGTCAGTCAGTGCGGCCGCGCTGGAAGGCTTCGAACATCACGTCGCGCATGGCACGGATGTCCGTTTCGATGCGTTCCAGCCGGTCGGCATCGGCCCTGCGGTCGTCGGCGCGCATACGGTCGATCCGCTCGCGCTCGAGGTGCAATTCGCGGTCGAGGCGTTCCAGCATGGCTTCGTTGGTGAAGGCCTTGCGGGTCACCGAGGCCGCGATGGCAAGGCTGCCACCGATCAGCGCGGTGATGGCGGCGGTCAGCCCGTGGTCGCGAAACGCCTGTGCCGCGCTGTCGAGAAGGGTGGGTTCGTCGGTCATGGGGTGTCCTTCAATAATCGGTTTCGAGGTAGATGCCTGCGCAGTCGTAGGCGACAGCCGCGGCAGTGGCGCCGGTGTTCAGAAAGAGGCGGGGTGAGAGGAACTGCGTGGTGGCGGGCAGGTCTGCGGTGATCTCCTGCTCAAACGTCGCGCCGGTCACCTCGTTCACCGCCCTAACCCAGATGGAACTGCCGTTGGGCGGGGCAGCGATGAACAGGGTCAGCACGCCGCCGACAGCGATGGCGAAGGGTGCGCCCATGTCGGTCAGCGTTGGCGCACCGGTGGCGTCGTTGGCCACCAACTGCCAGTTGGCATGGGTGCCGCGCTGGAAGCCGATGCCGATGCAGTTCAACACCGTCGCCAGGGTCAATGTTGTGGCCAGCGCGGCGGTTGATCCATAGAGGCCGAAGAACCCCATGCCCGTCGCTTGCAGTGTGGCGAGTGACAGCCGCGCTACGAAAGTCCAGCCACCAAGCCCGGTCGCGTTGCCACGCCAGCAGGCCCAGCCAGCGGAACGCTGTTCGGCGGCTGCGTCGATGGTGACGGCCGAAGTCAGACGCCAGCGCCGCATGCTGGCGGCCAGGTTTGTCGCGGCCAGGGTCGGCGTGGACACGGTGCCAACCGAGGTGATCGGCAGGCCCTCGGTGGTGATGGTGGTGCTGACCGAAGGCGACCAATTGGCGATGCGGTTCACCCCGAAGTGTGGCTGCAGCGGGAAATCCCGGCCGGAGGGGCGCATGACGTCGATCCACGGCGCGCCTGCTCGGTTGCGGGCATAGACGGAGGCTTTTCCAACGGGCGGCGGCGTCGGCGCAGCATTGAGCCCGGGCAGAATGGTTGGCTGCGGCAATTCCACCTGGCCGTTGGTGCGGTCGATCAGGAAGGCGTCATAGAAGGTGGAGCCGTTCGGGCTGACTTTGAAGCTGAAGTCATCGCTGCCAAGCAGGCCAATAAGCGCCCGAGCGGAAAAGCCGGTCTTGAAACTGTAGGAGGCGTCATTGGCGGCCGCGTTCTTGTTCACCGTCACTTCGATGGATGCGCCTGCGTTGTTCAGAAGCACATTCGGGGTATTGGCGCTCAGCCGGTTTGTGGCATCAGCGGTGGCCCCTCCAAGCCCGAGCAGCTGGGCCGTGAGGTTTGCCTGGGGCATCCCGACCGCCGTGACTGTGTTCGCAAAGGTCACTGTGGGCGTGTTCACCACTGTGGTGCCACCGGCGCCAGCAGTTGCCGATCCGATGTTGACGACTGTAGTTGATCCGGACGCGCCGCCGGTGCCCAGGTTCACCGTCTTGGTGACGCCGGTCGTGGTCACGCCAGTGCCCATGCCATAGGTGGCTGTGATCGCCGATGATCCAATGGTGGCGCTTGCGCTGGCCACCAGCATTGTCCCGGTCACGGTCAGCGTGCCCGCAAAGGTCTTGTTGCCGGTGAAGCTTTGGGTGCCCGCCAGGATTGCCAACTCGCTGGAGGTGTTGGGCAGGGAGAAGGTCCGTGTCGTGGCCGTGCTGATACCCGACAAAGAGAACAGGGCTTTCTTGGTGGGATCAGCGTCATTCACCAAGCTGAAGATGGCATCGGAGACATCCTGCGGCACGCCTGTCAGCTCCCAGATCGCCCCGGTCCAGACGACGGAGCTTGCCTCGTCGGCGATCCAGGCCAGCCAGCCGGGGCGTGGCACCAGGCGCATCCAGACGCCATCGACCCAGAGGGCCACGTTCAAATCCCAGCCTGCCCAAAGACCGGTCGCTCCCGATGCCACGATGTAGCGGTCGCCATCAGCAGGCGTCGCGGGCGGGGCTGTCAGATCCCGGTCCAGCACCGAAAGCTGGACCATCGCATCCAGCAGCCGCAGGGCCTCGTTGTGGGTGACGTGCTTTTGGGCCTGCGCCGCCAGGATATAGGGCAGCAGCAGGTGCGTGGTGATGTCGGACATGAAGGGCTGCTTTCAGAAGAATAGGGTGACGGCTCGCATGGCACCCCGGCCGATCAGGGCGGAGAGCTGATAGATTCGAAGGTCGAGGCTGTTGCCGGGGCCCAGCAGCGCGCCCCAATCGGCGATCTGCTGGGCGGCGGAGTAAAGGGCGGTGGTCGTCGCGGAGGCCAGAGTCCGTTTGATCGCCACGCCGTCGCGGATTTCCACCTCATAGGCTTCGCTGTCTTCGACCAAGGGCACATCGCCAATGCCCCAGGTGTCGGCTGCGAGGGACCGCGAGCGGCGCGTCCAGCGGATGGTCAGATCGCCGGTGTTGCGCGCCGTCCGCCAAGGCTGTTCGACATGGGCCACCGAGAATGGGCGCAACCCAGCGCCTTCGGGTGTAAAACTCGCCGCGACATAGGTGTCGTCGCTGACGGCGCGTGACGCCGGGCCTACGCGCCAGTTCCATGGCAGACTGAGATCGGCCTCGCTGATGGGCAAGGGGGCGACAGCGTTGTCCAGAACCACGACCCGCGCGCCGGGCGCCAGCGTCCCGACGACCGCGTTTTCTGTGCCGCGCTGGCCACGCAGCAGGCGATTGAGGAGGTAGCGTCCGGGTGCGATCAACTCGGCCGATCCTGCCTGGACGATTTCCCATTGGCCGGTACTGGTTTCCACGGCCAAAGCGTTTGCCCCGCCCAAGAGGGTAATGTCGGTGACACTTTCCAAGGTGCCGGAGAACAGATCGATGGTCAGCGCACTGCCCAGATCGAAGCGCGAGGTCGGCCCGGCATGGAAGTCCGCCGCCAGTACACCCATGCGGGCGCGGGTGCCGAAGGTGGTCAGCACAGCAAAACCATCTGAGGCCGCACTGCGGAACACCGCCATGACGCCGGGCCATGGTGTCGCATGGGCGGCAACGAAGGGGCGATGCGCAGGTTGATCCTCGGACAGCTGCGGCAGGTCCAGCAAGAGGACATCCGCTGCGCCAAACACCACAGGCGAGGACAGCGAGGCCGGGCGGGCATCGCCGGGTGGCAGATCATAAACCGCCCGGTCCTGGCGCACGGCCTCGATGGCGCGCAGATCCGAGTCCGCAATCGTCACCAGGCGCAATTCGGTCAGACGGCCATCATGGTCCAAAAGCACAACATCGCAGGGATCCAGCGCCAGCCGCGAAGGCGGCAGTTTGAACACGGCGCTTTCGCGCCCGACCCAAGCCTCCATCAACGCGCGACGGCAGCGGCGCTCGGCCTCCTCGGGCGGCACCGCCATCGGGAAGGCCTCGGAAGCGATGCGCGAGGTGTCGACGGTGATGCGACGCGCCTCGACCTGCGCCGCGTCATAATCCTCGTCGGCGCGGGCCACTTGCCATTTTAGCGCCTGCGGCAGCTCGGACTCCTGCGCCCGGGTCAGCTCCATCACGTCGCCCTTGGCCGAGGCGGCGGCGACCATGCCAACCGGCGTGATGGTGGCGGTGGCAACCCGACCCCGCATCAGGAATTGAATGCGCCCCTCGCTCTCGACAGCATCGAAGCCGAAATGCCGCGCCAGCGAGGAAATCGAGGCACGTGGAGCTTCCAGCGCCGAGATGACGTAGCCCTCGACGGCTCCCCAGAGGCCGGAAACGTCGATCAGGGCCTCCGCCATTCCAGCACGAAGGCAGAGATGGCGAACGAGGGCCGCCAGGGATACAGCGCCGAGCCGCCCTGTCAGCCAATGGCCCAGCCGCCAGTTCGGCCCGTCCGTCCAGACAGTGGTCAGTTCCGGAAAGAACGGATAGGGCCGCGCATCCCAGGTCCAGGCCGCACATTCGGGCACATGCACCATTCGGTCGCCGTAGACCGACGAGGTCGGGTTGTTCGCCGCCGCACCCCAGAAAAGATAGGTCGCCTCCAGATAGGCGCGTTGGATTGTGTCGTCGCGCCAGCCGCGCGAGAAATACGGCGTGAAGCTTTCCGACGACTTCGGGTCGAAGAACACGTTCGGCTGGTTGGTGCCGCGATCAATGGCCGGGCAACCAAGTTCGGTGAACCAGATCGGTTTGGACTGCGGCACCCAAGCTGTCGGGATCCCGCTCTCGATGCCGCCCGGTCGGTTGAAATGAGGCTGCGACCACCAGGCGCGCAGATCCTTGAAACGAAATACCCACGGCTTGGCGGCGGCACCATCGGTGATCGGCGTCCGGTTCTGCGTCGTCCGATCCGATGGGCTGGCATAGAACCAGTCGAAACCCTCGCCGCCGATGATGTTGGATTGCAGATAGGCGCGGTCATAGACTGCCGGGGCCAGCGCTGCATCAGCATGATCGAACCCGTCGCGCCAGTCTGACAGCGGCATGTAGTTATCGATGCCGATGAAGTCGATGTTCGCGTCTGACCAGAGCGGATCGAGGTGGAAGAACACGTCGCCCGACCCATCGGCAGGATGATGGCCGAAGTATTCCGACCAATCGCCCGCATAGCCGATCTTGGGTCCGGCACCGAGGATGGCACGCACATCTGCAGCGAGGGCTTTCAAGGCGGTCACGGTGGGATAGGTCGCAGCCCCGCTTCGGATCGTCGTCAGGCCGGGCAGTTCCGAGCCGATCAGGAAGGCATCGACGCCCCCGGCCGCCGCGCAGAGATGCGCATAGTGCAAGATCATCCGGCGCAGCGACCATTCGCCGACGGGGCCGGTCCAGCTGACGATCTCGCCGGAGACGCTGAAACTGGCGGGCGTCGCGGTTCCGAAAAGGGCTGCGACCTGAGTGGCCGCCGTCGCAGTCTTGTCCACCGTTCCTGCATAGCCCGCAGCCGGAGAACAGGTGATCCGGCCCCGCCAGGGGAACGTCGGTTGGTCAGCGGTGGCGGCGTTGTCAGAGTATGGGTTCGGTTTGGTATTGCCGGGTGGCACATCCAGCAGAAGGAAAGGATAGAAGGTCAACCGCAACCCGCGCGCCTTCATCTCCTGGATCGCCTGCACCACCGCGAAATCCGCCGGTGTGCCGCCATAGACCGGGCGGTCCCCGGCATCTCGGCTGACCAGCACCGCACTGGTGCGGGAAACCCCATTCACCACCCATGCGGACGGCGTCGTGGTCTTGGCTGCCACCTCGACGCCGGGGCGAACCTTGCAATTGCCCGCCCGCAGGTCATCGCCGAACCACGCCACCACCAGGGACACGCTTTCCACCGCCGGGGCCATGAATTGCAGCCGGTCCAGTGCCACGACGATGTCGGGCGTCTCGGGGATAGCGTTCAGGTTCTCGGCCACGGTGGCACTGCCCGAACCGCTGGATTTCTTGACCGGGACCGTGGCATAGGCGAATTCGCCCGAGGCCGGGATCAGGGTGACCGCCTTTACCAGCCCCTCGGCGGTATCGGGATCCGCGAGCGGTCGAAACACTTCGAAGCTGATCTGCGGCAGGCGGTTGCCGAAGGGTGTGAGGTCCAGTTCCTCCAGCACAACATAGGCCGTGCCGCGATAGGCAGGGGTCCCCGACAGGCCCATCTTGGCAGAAATGAACGGGTCTGGGGTCTGCACCTCATCGCCCGGATACCAGCGCCAAGTGACGCCCGTCATGTCCAGAGCCTTGCCATCGGCCCAGACCCGGCCAATCCCGGTGATCGGACCTTCACACAAGGCAACCGCGAAAGAGGCAAAGTAGAGGTATTCGGTGGTGGTGACCTTCGGGCCGCCACCACCTTTGCCGCCGCCCTGACTGGTGGTGCGGGTTTCCTCGCGGAAATCGGTGGCCCAGATGATATTGCCGCCCAGCCGCATCCGACCATAAAGACGCGGGATCACCGCCCCTTCGGTCGAGGAGGTGATCCGCAGACTGTCGAGCCGCGCACCCTCGATGCGCTGCGCCGGGGCCATGGAAGACACGATCCAGCTATCGACGGCCGATCCGATGGTCGATCCGATGAAGCCGCCGATGGCCGCGCCGGAAAAGCCAAGGATGGTGCCGCCGAAGCCAGCGCCAATCGCGGAGCCAACGGCCCCGAGAACAAGAGTTGCCATGATGAAAATCTCAGATGCTGCTGGAGCGCGGGAACAGGAAGGCGAAGGCGATGCGCCGCCGCCAAACCGGGGTCAGGACTTCCTCGATCACCCCGAGGCGTTCGTAGGCGTGGATGAAGCGGTCTGGGCCAGTCAGGATCCCGACATGCTTGGCGATGGCGCGGGGAGCCATACGGAACAGGATCAGCGCGCCGGGTCCAAGGTCGGCCAGCGCGATCTCCGGCATCATCCGCCGCGCACCTTCTGCCAGCACTTCTCGCGGCCCCGTCTCACCCCAGTCCCGGCTGTAGGGCGGGATCGGAAAGGGTTCGTCACCGACAACCTCTCGCCAGACTCCGCGCGCAAGCCCAAGGCAGTCGCAGCCAACCCCGCGCAGGCTGGCCTGATCATGGTAAGGGGTGCCAAGCCAGGAACGCGCAACTGCGACGACGCGGTCGGGATCGGCGGTCATCACAGGACCGTCCCGTCATTGCTGCCGTCCCGGCTGGCATACCGCAAGACCGCGTCCTGCCCCGGGATGTTAGGGAAGCCCCTGAAGTTTAACGTGTTGGCGAACTTGGCCCCGCAGGTCGCGATGCGCTTGTCGCAGCCAGCGCGGGCAATAAAGGCGTCGCCCTCTGCAATGCCGCGCACCGGCGCTTCCAACAGGGTCAGGGATGCGATGGCATCGGTCAACCCGTGGCCCAGCAGTTCGGTGATCCGCCCGACATTGGCACCGCTTGTCCAGGTGAGGGTGCCAGATGTGAACCAGCCCGACGCAAACCCGGAAAGGCCCATGGCCAGGAACGCCCGGTCGCGCAGCAGGTCGGTTACCACCCCACTGCCCTTGTAGGCGGCGTTTTCCAGATCGATGCCGCAGCGCAGATCGCCCAGTGCCGCGTCGCAACTCGCCTGAAACGTCCGCCCCACGGTCTGGCCCAGCACATGGGCCAGGCTGCGCACTTCGGCCACAAAGGCCATGCGACCGCGCCGGATTTGACCCACCGCACCCCGGCGCAGCAAGACGCGTTGGCTGGTGTCTGCCCAGTTCACCCGCCACAACTCGACCTCTGCCGCGTCCCAGCGCCCGTCGATGATGTCGGTTTCCGTGATGCGATCCGAGGTCAGCACGCCCTCGGCGTCTTGGGCATCGACGGAGAGGTCGGACCCTGACCTGACCTCTGAGGCGGCAAATCCGCTTTCTGGTTCGAAATCCGTGCCATCGAAGGCCAGCATCAGGTCGTGATCCGTAAAGCCCAACGTCACTCCATCCGCGCGGGAAATCCGCCAGCACCAGGACAGGGTGGTGGTGCCACCGTCGAGATGGGCCTGCAACTCCGCCGACAGCGACTTCATGATCGGACCTCAATCAAGGGGATGGATGTGATCGACCCCAGCCGTTCGATATCGAGGGTGACGTCCAGCACGTCGGTATCAAACCGCACCGGCACATCGAATTCGAACCCGGCGCGGATCGTGGTTCCGGTGACAGGTGGAAAAGCGAAGGTCACCAGCCCGGTTGCGGGATCGACAGTATGGCCTGGGATCACGCCCGCTACCGGCGGCTGGCGGATGGAAGCGGCCAGGATCGTCACGGTGGCCCCGGCGGTGATATTGCCCACCCCGATCAGCGCGCCAGTGAAACCGGGGCCGATGGTGATGTCAAAGCTCCAGAGCCAGAAGCCGCCGCCGAGGTCGGTGGACGTGACATTTGCGATGGCTCCGCCTGCCGTGCCGACAATCGCCGGGGCCGCGTATGTGCCGCGGATGTCGCTGTCGAGGTTTCCGGGTTGGCATCTCACATTCAGACGGGCCTGTGCAGAGGTTCCCGCCTTGATCCAGGCCTGCACCCGATAGACCGTGCCTGCCACCACGGTTGCTGCCGCGATGTGCTGGCGCAGGCCAGCGCCGGAAACACCAATGTCATAGGCCTTGATGAAGGTACCGAACGTGATGGCGCTGTTGGCACCGGTCGCTCCAGTGTTGGACCAGCCGGTTTGCAGGTTGCTCCAGCTGGTCAGAAGTTCTGGCCCTTCCGGCCCATCGGGCACATCGACCTCCAGAACCACGGTCCCTGAAACAGGCTTCTTGATCACACGTACATAATCCACGCCGCCAGAGCTGTAGCGTTTCACTAGGGGAAAGACCGTCTGCAGCCCATTGCCGTTTCCGACAAGTTGGTCGGTGGGTGTGATCGCCTGTGATGGCAGGCAGGATTTGTAATCCGCCCAGTCTTTGTAGCGAAAGCCATAGAGCCGAGCATTGCGGGCTTCAAAGAACGCCACCACCGCCGCCAGATCATCGGCGCGGCGGATGCCGTAAGCCACATCATAGCGCCGCCGCGAATTGGCCCAACTGGCATTGCGCTCCTCATCGCCGCTCGCAAGTTCAACCACTTGCGTGCGCCGTTCCGGCCCACCGCGTGCCCCACGGCTGATGTTGTCCGGAAACCGAACTTCGTGAAACGCCATCACATACCCCTCCGGCCCAGCGACACGGCGCGGGCTATGTCCGATGCCACCTGCGTGCGCGACTGACGGAAGCTTTCAGCGTCGTGGGTCTGGATCGTGATGCTGACATTGCCGCCCGCGCCGTATCCGGCCGTTTCACGGCGCGAAAGGACCCGTTCGCCCTTCTGCAGGATGGCGGGCACCTCATCAGGGCGCAGCCCGGCAAATCCACCAGCATGCATCCGGGGTGCCCCGGCGAAGGCCATGATCGGCACCGCGCGCATCGGTGCAGTGCCGCCGACCAGACCACCGGCATGATGGACCGCCGCCCCGGTCATTCCGGCAAACAGCCCACCACCACCGAGCGATCCCAGCACGCCATCAAGCGCAGAAGCTATCGGGCCGAGGATGAACTTGCGCGCCGCCAGTTTCGCCAGATCGGCCAGGATCGAGGTCACAAGATCGCCGAAACTCAACTTGCCGGTTTTCACGAAGTTACCCACGGCGTCTTCCGCGCTCTGAAACGCCCCAACCAGTGCTTGGCCGACATCGGCACCAATGTTGCGCGCCTTGGCTGCGTAGTCTGACAAGGCCGCCGTCACTGCTGCCCAGCCGGTGGCCGCCGCTTCGGCAGCCGTTTTGCTAGCCGCCCCGGCACCGCCCGCCGCTGTGCCCGCTCCGTCAAGGGCGTCGGTGGTTCCGTCCGCCGCGACCGTGGCCGCATCCAGCGCCGCAGTTCCATCCGCTCCGGCCGTGGTCATGGCGGTCTGCAACGCCTGCCAACTCGCGAGCGGCCGGGTGGCAGCATCGCTCAGCATGCCGGATGCCTCACGATAGCCATCGGCCCGCCCGCGTGCATCATCCGCCATGGTCCCGAGTCCGACGTCGGGCGTTTGAAGGTAGGTCTGGCCCATCGCCGCTTGAAACGCATCCGCTGCGGCGGCTCCGGCCGCAGTTGCCGCCCCCTCAAACGGATTGCCGACACGGCCCAATGTGACCAGATCGAGGGTGCCAATCTGGATGCCTCCCTCGCCGGTGGCCCAGTCGGGCAGCATGTCGAGCGCCGCGTTCAGACCGGAGATGAAGGTGTTGATCCGGGTGACAACACCGTTCAGCATCGCCTCAACGCCGCTGATCAACCCGTTTGCGGCCTGGAAGGCAAAGTCTCCGATGGCTGAAGGCAATGCTCCCCAGATTGCCTTCATCGCATCGAACGCCCCCTGAAACACGCCGGTCGCGGAATTGCCAAAGCCAACGACGGCTACCAGCGCGCCTTGCATGGCGTCGGCGACGGTAGCGGTGATCTCGGACCAGCTGGCCTGCAGGCTCGCGACCACCGCATCGATGCCCAGTCCGATCCGATCCCAGACCTCGCTGGCGAGATCAGAGAGGAGGCCCAGCGCCGCGCCAAAGCCGCCAGCGCCCTCGACCAGTTTGGAGAACTGATAGGCCAATTCCCCAGCGCCGACGATCAAAGCACCGATGCCGGTGCGGATCAGCGCCCCTTTCAAGACGGTGAGGGACAGGGAAAAGCCGCTGACGCCAAGTGCTGCTGCGCCTAGCGCGATGACGAAGCGTCCGGCAAAGAAGGTGGCGAACGCCCCGGCAATGCTGGTGATCTCGCCAATGTGGTCGCCAAGGAAGCTGATGCTGGTTTGAAACACGCCACCCACCCGCGTGGCGTCGGCCAGCGCATTCGCCACCGTTTCCAGTGCCGGGGCGACAGCGACGGTCAGTTGATTGGTCAAACCGAGCCAGACCAGGCCCAGCCGGTCGATGGCATCGCCTGCAGTTCGGATCTGATCGGCATCCTGATCGGACACCGCCACGCCGAAATCGGTGATGTCCTGCGAAGCCTGGCGCAGTGTCGCGCTGTCGATCCGACCGAAGGCCAACGCGGCTTTGTCACCAAACAAGGCTGATGCTACAGCCGCACGCTCGGCAGGCGGGACGAACTCCGCCAGCGCATCCTGAATGGCCACGATGCGCTCGTCGAGCGGCAGAGCCTGCAGGTCGGTGGCCGTCAGATGCAGCCGTTGCAGCGCGTCGACCGCCGTGCCGGTTCCGCCCGCTGCATCAGACAGTTTTAGCGTCAGCTTCTTGGTTGCGGCCGCGATCTCGTCCATGGAGACCCCAGCTAGATCTCCGGCGAAGGTCAGCACTTGGATGCTGCGGGTGGTGGTCCCGAGGGATTGCGCCAGATTGGCCTGCGCGTCGATGGTCTCCAGCCCGGACCGGATCATTGCGATGCCAGCGGCGGCGGCAGCTGCGACGGCCACCGCGGCTGCGATCTTCACCCGGGTGGAAAATGCCGCCAGCCTGGCATTGGCAATCTCGGCTTCCTTGGACATGCGGCCAAAGCCCTTGACCCCGGCGTCGCCCACACCTTCCAACTCGGCGCGCACTTGTTTGCCGCCGACCGCCGCGAGGCGGACGGAAACGCGCTTTTCAGCCATCAGTCTCTCCGATCTTCTCATTGATGCGGCGGACCATGACCGCCTCCAGCTCCGGAAGGAGTTCCGCCACCACCATGGGATTCAGGCCCAGCGCACGGGAAAGGCCGAAGGCAGCGCCCATGTCCCAGCCCAGCACGGCTTTTCCCGCCACCCGCATTTGCCCGCCAAGACGGCCAACCAGATCCCAGACCTGCCAGCCGTCCAGGCTTAGCGGTTGGTTAAATCGCGCGGGGCAGTCTTGGCACTGCGTTTCGCAGGCCTGGCAGTAGCTGTCGCCCCCACTGAAGTGCCAGTCGGCGAGGGCGCAGAGCCGTTTTTTTCCGCGTCCAGCAGCATGCCGCGGCTGACGTAGTGGAGGTTGAAGGCCTCGAAGATCGGCCAGAGCGACAGAAGCGCGTCGATACCCTCTGGAGTCACGTCGATGACAGCGCCATCGGCATCGCCGACACCGTCCCAATCGACCACTGCACGCCGGGCAAGGGCTGCAGCGAATATCGCCGCACGAAAGTCGTTGCTTGCATCGGCGGCCAGATCCTGCACGGCGATGTCGGACCGTGTCGCCACCATTAGCGCGGTGGTCAGCGGCAAAAGCAGCAGCCGTACGCCATGGCCAAGGTCGAGCCATTGCGGCTCGGGGGAAAGATTGATCCGGATCATGGGTAACCTGCCAAGCTGTTGACCAGCACCACGCTGCACATCCGCGCTGGGCTGGTGGCCAGTGCGGCTTGCCAATCGAAGGACGCTTGCACACCTTTCGGTCCTTTGATCTCAATCCGGGGGCGCGGCAGATAGACCGCATGCGCGGTGAGTGTCAGGCTCTCTCCACTGCCTAGCAGGTAGCTGAACTCCAGCGCTGCAGCCGTGCCGTTGATGGCTTGGGTCAGGAGCGTGGTGTCAGCGAAACGCACATCGATCTTGCCGGTTAGCGCCGCGATGGTCGGATCAGCCCCGTCGATCTTCGCATCCGAGCGGATGGTCTCGATCCGATCCAGATTGTTGGCATAGGTGAGATCGGCCGAAACGATATTGCCCAGCGCCAAGCCATCGCGCTTGATCGCCCCGTTGAAGTGACCGAAGCGCTTCAACGCGATGGCAGCTGGCGTGCCTGCGGCCGTGGCCCCGGCGATGGTTTCGCCTTGTGCGACCAGCATGGCCTTGGCGCCCAGCAGCCCAGACCTTTCCATCTGCCAAGAAAGCGAATCCAGGACGCATCCGGAATACATCGCAAAGCGCGGCACCTCTGGCAT